AGAACTGGGGTATGATGAATGGACGTGAAGGGGATGACGAGTAAAAACGATGTGCTCCGGCTGAATGTTGCCATTAAAAAGCCCCTGGCCGGCATGGTTCCGCCGAATGATCTGACCGCAACTGAGTGGGCGGAAGCCAAGCACAGGCTATCGAGTGAAAGCAGTGCTGAAATCGGGCTGTGGAGAGCGGACCGAACACCCTACCTCCGCGAGCTGCTGGATGCTTTTACCGATCCCAAAGTGCGCCGTATTGTCTTTGTTTCATCATCACAGATCGGCAAGTCAACGTTTGAGAATATCATAATCGGATACATCATCGACGAGGATCCGAGCAGCATCCTGTTCATCCACCCCACTACTATTGACGCCAGGGAATATTCCAAGCTGCGTATTGCACCGATGATTCGCGACTGCCCCGCACTGCACAAGAAGGTCGCTGATCCTAAGAGCCGGGATAGCAACAATACAATTTTGCAAAAAACCTATCCGGGTGGTATCCTCACTTTGTGCGGTTCTACTGAGGCCCACGCTCTTGCGTCCAAGCCTATCCGGTATGTCATCGGCGACGAGCGGGACCGCTGGGCAGTATCGGCTGGCAAGGAAGGCGATCCGTGGAAACTTGCGATGGCCCGGCAGATCACTTTCTATAACGCTAAGGCGGTGGAGGTTAGTACCCCAACCATCAAAGGTGCAAGTGCTATTGAGGATTCCTATTCTGAAGGTACAATGGAGCGATGGTGCATACAATGTCCGCATTGCGGCGACTTTCACGATATTCGCTTTTCAGATATACGCTATGAGAAAGAGGAAAAAGTTGTTCACAACAAAAAGCAGTATAAGGTAACAAAAATCTGTTATGCCTGTAAAAGTTGTGGCTGTATCTCGGACGAAAGGATAATGAAGAAGCAGCCTGCAAAATGGATTGCAGAAAATCCAGATGCCTACGAACGGGGCGTCCGTTCCTTCTGGCTCAACTCCTTTGTGAGTCCCTGGGCCTCGTGGGAATCGACAATCTTGGAATACCTCTATGCTATTGGTAGTACAGCAAAAATGCAAGTCGTTTACAACACTCGTTTCGGAGAATTATGGGAGGATCGTGGCGACCTGGAGGACGAGGGTAGCCTGCTTGCCCGACGTGAAGATTATCCGGAAGATGCAGATCTGCCGGAAGGAGTTATGGTGCTAACCTGTGGAGTTGATACGCAGGATGATCGCCTCGAATATGAGGTAGTCGGGTTCGGACACTTCGGTGAAAACTGGGGTATCAAGAAAGGAATTATCATGGGCCGTCCTGACGAGGCAGAAGTTTGGAACCGGCTGGATGATGTACTGGAACATATCTATCGGTTTGAAGATGGATCCGGACTGAGAGTGTCCATGACGTTCTGTGACGAGGGCGGACATTTCACGCAGGATGTGAGATTACAATGCCGGGCACGGCTCGGCAAAAAGGTGTTCGCTATAAAAGGGCGCTCCGGTGATGGAGTGCCTTTTACTGCTCCACCGAAAAAACAAAAGATTGTTGTCAAAGGAAAGTTTGTCGGTACCTGCTGGCAGTATGCCATCGGTGTCGACTCCGGCAAGCAGATTATCATGGACAATCTGAGGGTGCAGAGCGAGGGCAGCAAATACAGCCACTTCCCCAGGAGGGATGATTACGGGTCCTCTTATTTCACTGGTCTGCTCTCCGAGAGGCTTGTATATAAACCAGAAAGAAAGCAGCCCTGGCAGTGGGAGAAGATACCCGGCCATGAACGGAACGAACCGCTTGACTGTAGGAACTATGCACTGGCAGCGTTCAAGGCTTTATCTCCTGACATGGACGCAATCGACTCGCGGCTCAAAGCTGCAAAAAGAGAAATACGCGGTAATGCCGCTGCAGCTTTGCTCGGTGCTGTGTCAGGCAAGGCTAACCCGGCACAAAAACCGGTACGTAAAAAAACCGCAGGCAGCGCACTTAAAAAATATTACGATGAATGGTAGGTGATAGCATGGCAGATAAGATTGAGATACAGGCCAGGCTTGATTTTTGGAAAAGCGCACTCCTGAAAAAGAGAGCCGCTTACCTTGCGCTGCTGGACGGCGGCGTGAAAAGCTACACCATTGATGACCGCGCCCTCACCCGTTTCGACTTGGACACTTTATCCAAAGAGATAACGGAAGCAGAGCGAAAGGTTGACGAGCTCACAGCAATGCTGCAGGGCAGGAAACCGAGAAAAGCTTTCGGCATTATACCGAGAGACTGGTAAAGGGTATACGTCCGAAAGGACTTTTGCCCCGGGACACCTGACGGAGTTTTGCTCCTTTCGTCATCAGGTGTCCCGGTTATATTACAAAGATTGGAGGCGAAAAACATTGAGTGAAAAAAACCACAGGCGTGGAGGTTCGCCGAATGTCAAAGGATACAGCGAGGCTGGCGCCAGCGAAGTGCGGCGGGCACTCAAGGGGTTCATAGCACGCAGCGGCTCGCCGACTGAGGATATAGATTGGAACAATTACACACTCCGGCAGCGCGGCAGAATGTTGTATATGGCCTCGCCGATTGCGACGTCCGCTATCAACACGAACCGGACAAAGGTTGTCGGTACTGGGCTCACCCTGAAAAGCGCTATCGACCGTGTGCTGTTGGGGTTATCTCCGGAAGCAGCAAAGGTATGGCAGCGGTTGACGGAATCGGAATTTGCGATGTGGTCCGGTAAAAAAGGTAATTGTGACGCCACCGGCGTTAATAACTTCGAAGGGCTACAGCAGCTGGCATTAAAGGCGTGGCTCATGAGCGGTGATGTGTTCCCGTTGTTTAAGCGATATAATCCATCACTGATAAATCCCTACTCCCTGCGCATACACCTTATTGAAGCAGACCGGGTGAGCACGCCTTCAGACTATGGCAGCGCAGCTGTTCCTTCCCCACGGTTCACTGACGGAATAAATCCGGACACAGAAAACAATGTTCATGATGGCGTGGAAGTCGATAGCAACGGCATGATTGTGGCTTATCACATCCGCAATACATATCCGAATCAGATTACAGCCGAAACAACAAAGTGGACTCGTGTCGAAGCATACGGAGCTAAGACCGGATTGCCGAATATGCTACACGTTATGGACAGTGAGCGCCCTGACCAGTACAGAGGTGTTACCTACCTCGCCCAGGTTATTGAGCCGTTGTTGCAACTGCGAAGATATACCGAGAGCGAGCTTATGGCAGCGCTGGTACAGAGTTTCTTCACCGCATGGATAACGACAAAGACAGATCCAACCGAGATACCCATGAACGAAACCGGGTCCGGTGATGTTGTCGGTGTACCTGGTGAACAGCCGAATGATGTATCAGCGAGTCCGAATGAATATGAAATGGCGCCGGGCACGGTCAACCATCTTGAAGACGGAGAGGAAATAACATTCGGCAATCCGAACATTCCGACTTCTGGCTTTGATAGCTTTGTAAAAGCTATATGCCGCCTCGTAGGCGCAGCCTTGGAACTGCCTTACGATGTGCTTATCAAGGAATATAACGCCTCATATTCAGCAAGCCGCGCGGCACTGCTGGAAGCATGGGAAGCTTTTAAAATGCGCCGGAAATGGTTTGTTGATGATTTCTGTCAGCCTATCTATGAAGTATGGCTTGCAGAGGCAGTGGCCAGAGGCCGGATAAAGGCTCCTGGCTTTTTTGATGATCCGAGAATCCGGGCTGCATGGTGCAGCGCTCGTTGGATAGGACCTGTTCAGGGACAGCTCGACCCGAGCAAAGAGGCCAAGGCAGCAATAATGACAGTAGATAGAGGATTCAAAACCCACGAACAAATCACCCGAGAGCTGGGTGGCGGTGACTGGGAGGCTAACGTCGAGCAGCTGAAGCTCGAAAACGAAAAACTACTTGAAGCCGGTGGTGGCAAATACATGGCTACACTCGGCGAAAATGAATCGGAAGGAAGTGAATCTGGTGCCTAAATATTTCAAAAATCCTTTTGCAAGGAATACGGCCAATGTAAATATCCAGCGTGATTTTTATACTATGGCCACGGTGAACGGTGACGAGGCAGAGATTGTCATGTATGGCGAGATTGTGGAGCAGCAGCCGATAGACTGGTGGTCCGGTGAACCAATTGAGGGACAGTACATCATTGAAAGCGAGTTTCTCAAAGATCTAAAAGCCGTGGAGGGCGCGAAGACCATTAACATCCGCATGAACAGTCTCGGCGGTGATGCAGGCGTGTCCATTCTCATACACAACCGGCTCAGAGAACTTGCTGCGAAAGGTACATCCTTAGTTTGCATCGTAGACGGTATAGCGATGTCAGGAGGATCGCTTATTATGTGTGCCTGCGATACGGTGCGCGTCAATCCGTCCAGTCTTGTGATGATCCATAAGTGTTGGACGTTATTATTCGGCGGCTATAACGCAGATGAGTTGCGGCAGGTCGCTGATAAAAACGAAGCCTGGGATAAAGCCCAGATAGCCATATACACACGCAAGTGCAAACTCTCCGAAACGATTGTTACACATATGATGGCCGACACGACTTACATGACGGGCAAAGAAGCGGTCGAAAAGGGCTTTGCAGACGAACTGCTGGATGATGCAGAGCCACTTGATATTGCGGCTAGCGCGGATGGCAGACACCTATTCGTCAGAGGACGAGAGTTACACCTTACGTCTGGTATGTTTTTACCGGACAACATCCCAACGGTTGATCCCGCGAAAGCGGATGAAACAAATATAACTCAGCCGGCTACAACCGGCGGTCAAGAAGGAGGAAAACTCATGGCAAAAAATCTTGAAGAGCTCCGCACAGAAAACCCGGAGCTTGCAGACACGCTGATGACTGAGGCCAAGGCCGCTGTGTCCACACAAGCCGGAACCGCAGTTGAGGCAGAACGTAAGCGTATCGAGGAGATTGATTCTATATCTGCCTTGTACGATGACGAAACCGTAAAAGAGGCCAAGTATGGTAAAACAGCCTGCACAGCTCAGGAACTTGCTTTCCGTGCAGCTCAAACCGCTGCAAAGAAAGGCAAGGAAACCCTCGGCAATATGGATGAGGATTTCAAAGCCTCAGGTGCAGGTGATGTTAAGGCGGCTCCTGCTGCTGGTGAAGACGACAAACCGCTTACACCTGAACAGCGAATGGCGGCAGGACGTGCAGACGCCAAGAAAATTCAGAACAAGGAGGATAAGTGAAAATGTCACATTTGAACAGAAAAGTCGGTGAAGTGGAGTATGACAAGCTGATTGCTGGCGTAACGCCTGCGATTCATGTCAACTCCGGCGTCATCAGAAAGCTTGCTGCAGCCGCGGCCCTTGTACGCGGTACTGTGCTTGCAAAGTCCTCCGGCTCTGCCGGGGACGGAAAACTTGTTATCCTCGGCACAACTGCCGTAGAGAACGAGACCCTCACCCCCGATTGCATCCTTTGTGATGATATGGATGTCGGGACAGCTGCTGATGTAAATGCAGCGGTATTCACCGCAGGCTGCTTCAATGCAGACGCACTTACCGTTAAAACCGCATACACCATGATCGAGGCAGATAAGGACAAGCTGCGTGAGCGCGGCATCTATCTCGGCACGGTGTTGGCGTAACTTAAGGAGGTATATGAAAAATGCCACAAAACATTGATTTATTCGACAGCTACTACATGGCGGGTATGGTGCAGTCAATTGTTCCGCAGATGACCTTTTTCCGCGACCGTTACTTTCCTACCGGAGCCGCCGACATCTTTGCCGCCGACAAGGTATTGGTTGAGTATCAGGATGGAGACCGCAGGCTCGCTCCGTTTGTAGTGCCCCGTGCCGGTGATATCCCTATCGCTCGCGGCGGATATGAAGTGCACGAATTCGAGACGCCCAGCATCCTGCCTTCTCGTATGCTGACACTGGATGATTTGCAGAGGCGCGGATTTGGCGAGGCTCTGTTCTCTGGTTCAACCCAGGCAGAACGTGCAAGGGCTTTGCACCTTCGCGACCTGTCCGACCTCGACAGGCGTATCACACGACGTGAGGAATGGATGGCAGTCCAGACTATGATCAACAACGGCTGCACCATGACAGCCTACATCGACAACGCAACCGTTGGCAAGACATATGATGTGTTCTTCTACGACACATCCGGAAGCAACCCTGCTATCTACACCGCAGGTGACCAGTGGGACGACACCAATGGCGACTTCTGGGGTGACATAGAGGCTATGTGCGGATCATTAGCCGACAGAGGATTGGCTGCTGCTGATCTCATACTCGGATCCACTGCAGCAAATTTTGTCTTGTCGGATGAAACCATCGCCAAGAAGCTTGACAACAGGAGAATGGAATTCGGGCAGATTGCACCGAAAATCACAACTCCCGGCGTTTCATGGCTGGGAAGGTTGAACTTCTCCGGCTTCGAGTTGGATATATTCTCTGTCCGCGAGACCTATGTGGACACTGCCGGCACAACTCAGAAATTCTTCCCTGCAAAGAGTGCAATGGTTACTGCTCCTAATTGCGGACACATGATGTACGCTCAGATCAGCCAGATTGAACCGGACGAACAGTTCCACACTTTCGCCATGAAGCGTGTCCCGAAATTCGTGGTTGACCGTGATAAGGACACCCGTAAGCTGAGACTTGGTTCCCGACCGCTCGCTGCGCCCCTGCAGAAATCCCCATGGATTTATGCGGCTGACGTAGTATTATAAGGTCACTAACCGGAAAGGAGTAAATTCATGAAGCTTATCAAGATAGTGAACGGCACCTATGGCCACAAGGCTCCTGGAGCGAGAAGTGTCTATCCGAAGTCTGCCGGCGACCCTCCATTTGAGGTAGATGACGCCAAAGCCGACCGCCTTGTTACTCTCGGAGTCGCTGCTTATGTCACCACCGATGAAAACCCCGGCAAGGCTGTTTCAACTCCCGATAGTGGAGAGAACAAAACCGAGACGGGTAAAG